CCGTGACATTCGTCAGATGAAGATGAAAGAGCGTTATGACATCGTAATGCTTGGTGACGGTGAGGGTATCACTGTTGCTAAGAACGTTAGACTTGCCCGTAACTACGAAGTACAAGTCACAAACGAGATGGCATAATAAAAACCTTAGGATAGATATCGTTGTAGTTACGAAAAAACTATCCGTAATATACAGTGGCAACACTGTGGAAGAGTTGGGAGTGGCGTCAAGCCACTCCCTTCTTTTTTGTACTACTTTTTTTAATATGGTACTGTTACTATAAGAACATGCCTGCAGACGGGAGAATAAAGTGGCTTTAAATTTAATACAAAACGCCGCTGTTGGTCTTGGTACTGTTTCTATTAAATTTGGAAGAACTATAAAGATATCTTCTATTAAAAAAGAAAATATTATTGTTCAGACAACTTCTGCAACACCAACTGTTTTAAATTCACCGTTTAAGACAATTGATACATTGGCAGATTTTAATTCAATTTCTAGAACATTAAAGCTTCGTTGGAATGTACAATTAAATCCTGGTACTGAGTACAGTATTAGATTGGTTAATTTCTTTGACGCAGCGAATGAACCAATACCAGAAGAACAGATAGTATTTACCACACTTGCTGGTGGCGCTACTCCAAACTCAAGTACAACAAATGCGTTCAATAGCGTCAATGAACCAGCGTTAATAGAAACACTAATTGAAGATAAGTCAATTAGAGTTGATGCGTTTAGCTCATATCAAATAATAGCAAAGAATCCTAATTTTTATATAAAGTCTACTGATCCAGTTAATGGAGATTTCTATTTAGATAATGATCATTCTAATGGAAGAATAAAAATAGTTTTTAACGAGAGACCAGCGTCAAACTTCCTAAATAATAGTTATTTTAAGGTACAAAAAAAGAAAGTTCAAAGACAACCATCAAGATGGGAAAATGTACCTACACAGGTAGCTATGCATTCATGGAAGCCTGAAGTATATTTAGATTTCCCCTCACAAGATGCAACACCATCTTTCTTTACAGCTGGTAAGGAATATTTTGAAACTGGATATAAATATAGGATTATAGTATCTAAAGAAATTGGCGTTTAAATGTCTAATTTTATTTACGGAAAAGCTAAACAAGCTCTATTAAATGGGCAAATTAACTTTTCAGCAAACAACTATAAACTCCTTTTTGTTAAAAGCTCTTTATACACACCTTCTCAAAATTCTGATGAATTTGTTTCTAACGTTAACGCTAGCTCAATAACATCAAGGAGTGATAATATTTCTGGTATAACAAACATTTTAGGGGTGCTTGACGCTAATGATGTTACCGTAGATTCATATTCTGGTGGCCCTTTTGAAGCAGTGGTTTTGTATCAAGTAGGATCAACTGATTCAACTTCCAGATTGGTTTTTTACATAGATACTGGAATTGGTTTGCCTTATACACTCACTAATCAAAATGTACCAATTACTATAAATTGGAGCAATGCTTTAACTAAAATAATGTCCCTGTAGGAGATATAAGTGCCGATACAATATCCAGAATCTTTAGACAATTTCACAAATCCAACTTCTACCGATATGTTGAACTCGACCACTGTTCCGCACCATACTCAACATTCGAACCTAAACGATGCCGTAGAAGCAATAGAAGCAGAATTAGGCGTTAATCCTAGTAGCACTTTTTCTACAGTAGCTGCAAGAATATTCGAAGCAGAACGACAAATCGCTGAACAATCTGTACTAAATGGCCTTACAGATGTTACTATAAGCTCAGTTGCTAGTGGTCAGGTTTTGCGCTATAACGGCTCGCAGTGGATTAATTATGCAGAAAGCAATCTAGTCGATGGAGGAAATTTTTAAATGGCTAATATACTAAGAATTAAAAGAAGGTCTTCATCTGGCGCAGCTGGGGTTGATGGTCTAACCTTACAAAACGCAGAATTAGCGTTTAATGAAGCGGATAACACCCTTTACTACGGAACAGGTACTACTGGAGCCGGAGGAACCGCCACCAGTATTATAGCGATTGCAGGCTATGGAGCTTATACTACACTCGGAACAAACCAGACTATAACTGGAAATAAAACTTTTTCTGGAGCGGTAATAGTCCCGACTCCAAGCGCAAATACACACGCAACTACTAAAACATATGTAGATAATTTAATTAGTAACTCAATTATTAATGCATCATTCACAGTTGCTGCAGATACTGGGTCTAGTCAAACAATCAACACAAGCAACACTCTTACCATATCTGGTGGAGTAGGTTTAACAAGCGTTGCTTCTATTGAAGATACGGTAACTCTTAATTTAGATAACACCGCAGTTACAGCAGGATCATATGGATCAACAACAAAAATACCTACATTTACAGTAGATGCACAAGGTCGTTTAACCGCTGCGTCTGAAGCAAACGTTGCAACCGTTCTTTCTATAGCAGGTGGAACTGGAACTGATACAGTAGATCTTTTAAGTGATACTTTGACATTTACTGGCGGTACTGGTGTAGCTACATCCGTGTCAAACAACGCAGTAACAATATCAATAGGCCAAACCGTAGCTACAAACAGTGGCGTAACTTTTGCTAGTGTTACTACAACCGGGAATGCATCAGTTGGTGGAAACCTTACAGTATCTGGAAACCTAACAGTAGATGGGTCATTAACATCAATAAATTCAACAACTCTTACTGTAGACGATAAAAATATTGAACTGGCAAGCACCGCTTCGCCAAGTGACGTTACTGCAGATGGTGCAGGAATCACAGTAAAAGGAACTACAGACAAGACTTTTAACTGGGTAGACGCAACAGATGCTTGGACTTCTTCTGAAAATTTAAATATAGCTACAGGAAAAGTATTTCAAGTTAATGGAGTAAGTGTTCTTTCGGCAACAGGCTTAGGAAGCTCTGTGGTATCTTCCTCGCTTACAAGCGTTGGAACAATTGTCACAGGAGTATGGAATGGTTCTACAATAGCAATAGCTAACGGTGGAACTGGTTCAACAACTGCTTCAGACGCACGCACTGCTCTTGGTCTAGCTATTGGGACAGACGTACAAGCTTATGATGTAGAGCTAGCAGCATTATCCGGTTTAACATCAGCTGCAGATAAGCTTCCTTATTTTACTGGTTCTGGCACAGCTTCATTGGCCACGCTTACTACATTTGGAAGAAGCTTAATAGACGATGCCGATGCAGCAACAAGCCGTACAACATTAGGACTTGGCACAATAGCAGTACAAAATGCAAACAATGTCACTATAACTGGAGGCGCTGTTTCTAATATCACTATTGATAATGTCACTATCGACGGTGGAACATTCTAAATAAATCTTGAAAGAGGACTAAATGACTACACCTTCAATAACGCAAGGCCAATTTGCTATTGATCCAAGTACTGGAGTTTTATATTATAAAAACGCAGTAGGCACATTAGTACAATCATCACTCTCTTGGCAGCACGTAAGCAATACCGCTATATCGACAGATGATAGCATTACAGTTTCTGGAAGCATGGTTATTGCCGGCAACTTGACAGTTAATGGGACAACAGTCACGCTTAATACAGAAACTACAGTTATAGAAGATAATATAATTCTATTAAATTCTGGAGTTACAACAAGTCCTACATTGAATGCTGGTATTGAAGTCGAACGTGGAACTTCGGATAATGTTTCTATTATCTGGGATGAAAGTACCGATAGATGGACATTTACAAACGATGGGACTACTTACCACAACTTCTTATTAACAACTGCAAACATTACAGGCACCTCTGCTGCGTGGGCTACCGCAAGGACTATAACATTAGCTGGAGATTTATCAGGTAGCGTTTCATTAGATGGAACTTCTAACGTAACGCTTTCTGCAACATTGCAAGCAGCAGCAGTCGCCAATAAAGCTAACGTAGCTTCTCCAACTTTTACCGGAACAGTCACGATCCCTGCTGGAGCAGTTATCTCTGGCTATGCAACACTGGCAAACCCAACTTTTACTGGAACAGTTGCAGGCGTAACAAAATCTATGGTTGGTTTAGGTGACGTCGACAATACAACAGACGCAGCCAAGCCAGTTTCTACCGCTCAACAAACAGCCCTTAATCTTAAGGCTAATATAGCCAATCCAACCTTCACTGGTACAGTCGCTGGTATCACAAAATCCATGGTTGGCCTAGGCGACGTTGATAACACAGCAGATGCAGGAAAACCAGTTTCTACAGCACAACAAACTGCTCTTGATCTTAAATCTAATATAGCCTCTCCAACATTCACTGGTACTGTCACTATCCCAGCTGGGGCATCTATTTCCGGATTTGCTACATTAGCAAGCCCAGCATTAACAGGCGTACCAACCGCACCTACAGCAGCTGCAAATACTAATACTACACAAATAGCAACTACAGCTTTTGTTCAGTCTGAATTAACTGAGCTTTTAGGCGGAGCAACCGCTGCCTTTGATACACTCAAAGAATTAGAAGATGCACTTACTAGCGGTGGGTCAACTATAACTAACCTAATATCTGAAGTTACATTGAAAGCTCCAAAAAGCAGTCCTACATTTACTGGTACCGTAACGATTCCAACATTGTTAGTTGATGGAATAGAAGTTGATACAACAGGAGCAACTGTTGGTCAAGTTCTGAAATATGATGGCACTAAGTTTGTTCCATCACAAGATAACGTTGCTAGCGCTGGTGCATTAACTCTATCAGATCTTTCAAACGTATTAATTACAAGCGTTCAAGATGGTTCTGTTCTTTCTTATAGCAGTGCTAGTTCAAAATGGGTAAACGCTCCATTGAGTCTAGGATTAGATGGACTATCTGATGTTTCTGTTACTTCAGTTGCTAATAAAGAAGTTATTATTTATGATGCTGGTAGCAGTGTATTTAGAAATGCAAGAATAGGCATATCAGATATAGTAAGTTTTAATATAACAAGCCTTGCTAACAATGATCACCTGAGATGGGATTCAGCCACAGATAAATGGGTTAATGTTCCAGTAGACGGCATGATGACATTTAACCAACTCAGCGATGTAACTACAACAAGCGTAGCAAGTGATCAATTCGTAAAATGGAATGGCACTGCTTGGGTTAACTCTACAGTTTCACCAGTTATAACTCTTGCAGGAGATTTAACCGGCTCAGTAACATTAACCGATCTTGCTAGTGGAACTCTTACAGCAACAATAGCTGCGAACTCAGTTAGCTTGGGAACTGACACAACTGGTGATTACGTAGCAACGATCACTGGCGGTACTGGGGTTACATCAACAGCTTCTACTACCGGAGAAGGTACAACTCACACTTTGTCTATTGGGCAAGAAGTTGGAACAAACGCAAATGTTAGCTTTAATAATGTTAGTGCTGCAGGCGATATTTTCTTAGGTTCAAACGCAGCAACCTTTGCTTCTACGTTAACAAATCCAACCCTAGTAGTTCAAGCCAATCATACTGACTATTCTCAGCTAGCATTTAGAAATACCGGCACAAGTCCAGATTCTTCTACTGACATTATAGCTTATTGCGATACTGGCACAGATGCAAGCGGTTGGATAGACATGGGAGTAACCTCAGCTAACTTCTCTGATCCATCATTCACTATCACTGGTGCTCATGATGGTTACATATTCTATGAAGCTAAAGCAAATACAACAGGTAGCGGTAATCTAGTCTTTGCAACAGGGGCCAATGGAACTGATAACCATATAGTTTTTGCTGCTGGTGGATTATCTTCTGACAATACTCAGATGACAATATTCCCAGACGTAAACGTTCATATAGAAATACCAACCCCTTCGACAAGCCCATCAACTGGAGCACTTACTGTTGTAGGTGGAGTTGGTATCCAAGGAAACTTAAATATTGCAGGAAACGTTAACATACAAGGAACAATAGCCTTTGGTGGTGGTGGTACAACCGTAGAAACGGCAAACCTTTCAGTAACCGATCCTTTTATCTTTCTTGCTAATGCAAATACTAGCGACATACTTGACTCTGGTTTTGTTACAGCTTACAAGAATAGTGATGCTACACCAAGCACTAGGTACAGTGGTGTCGTCAGAGATGCATCAGACGGTGTGTTTAAGTTCTTTACATCTGCAACAACAAAACCATCTTCAACAGTAAACTTCTCTGAAGCAGGATTAGCTTATGCTTCCGTAAGGGCACATAACGTAACCGCTGAGTCTTTAACTTCAAACAGCGGTATAACGTTAGCTTCAGGTAATGCAGTAACAATTGGTTCAACGCAAGTTTTAACGGCGAACACTTATGTTGGTCAAGCAGCTTCTGTTGTCAATGGAATTTACACTACCGACACTGCTACAGTCACTCCAACTATGTTGGCCACAGGTCCGGCTAGAGCTGGATTTAGGTCTGAAATAAATGCTCAAACTGGAACTTCATATACTTTAGTTCTTGGGGATTTAGCAAAATTGATCACTATGGATAATAGCAGCCCTATGACTTTAACTGTACCAGAAAATGCTTCTGTTGCGTTTGCTGTAGGTGACAAGATTGACATTCTCAGAAAGGGTGCAGGTACTTTAACTATTGCAGGTACCGGTTCAGCTTCAGTTAATGCAACTCCAGGTTTGAAGTTGCGCGCACAGTGGTCGTCTGCTACACTTGTAAAGTTAGCAACAAATACTTGGGTACTTATAGGAGACTTGGCAGCATAATATGGCAACAGGTGACAAATCAGGAACAAGAAAAAAAGCAGTCCCGACCGTAACTGGACGGAAAAGACAGCGCTGCTAATACAGCTATTACAACAGCTGGTTTTCGTGTTGGAACAATCACCAATGTTTCTACTGATGTATCAGGAGAGCTTGGTGACGTAACAGTCCAAACTCCAGCAGCAGGTGCTTTGACACCGATGGATACGAATATAGATTATACTAGGAAGAGCCCATTCTTCCCACCGTATTTTCCTCCTTACTTCCCGCCGTACTTCCCACCGTATTTTCCGCCTTTCTTTCCGCCTTTCTTCCCACCTTTCTTCCCACCATTCTTCCCGCCATTCTTCCCGCCATTCTTCCCGCCGTTCTTCCCACCATTTTTCCCACCGTTCTTTCCACCATTCTTCCCTCCATTCTTTAAGTAAAGGAAAAACCATATTATGGTTAATATCCTAAAAGTAAAAAGGTCTGGACAGGTAGCCCAAACACCATCTTCCTTAGAGGATGGCGAATTAGCGATCAACTATGCTGATGGGAAGCTTTTCTATAAGAACTCTTCAAATTCGATAGTACGGAGCAGCATTAATATCTTCGATTGTTGGTACAACAAGCCAGATCACCGTTAGCTCTACAAGCGGAGCATATACCCTATCGCTTCCGTCAACAATAAATGTTTCGCAAGTACAAGCAAGTACTCTTTTAGTTGACTCGGTAGAAATAGACCCTTCTGGGGCATCCACGAACCAAGTACTTAAGTTTAATGGAACAAAATTTATACCTGGTATTGTGTCTATTTACGAAAATACAGGAGCATCTTATACTGAAGTATTTGGTGATAGTATAAATAGCTCTTATTTAATTACGCACAATCTAGGCACAAGAGAAGTATTGGTTATTGTACAAAACGTAAATAACTACGAAAACGTTGTAGTAAACTGGAACGCAACTACATTAAATGCAATAACTTTAGACTTGTCTCAAGTAGTAGACCTTAACTCAAAAAAAGTCATAGTCCTTTCAGCTGGTACAGGGTTTAAACATACTCAAATTATAGGCGATGGTACCTCTACAGAAATCCCTGTAAGCCATCTATTAGGCTCACAGGAAGCTTATGCGGTAGTTAGGAGTACAACTGCCCCATACGAAATTATAGAATGCAGGTTTGAGCCTAGGTCAAAGAAGCATGGTGTTTTATTCTTCTCGTCTCCTCCAGCAGTGGATTCTTTATCAGTTTCAGTTTTTGTGCCTTTGCAAGGCTTTGCATATTCTGTTAATGTTGGAAACAACGTATCAAATTCTTTTAATATTACTCATAATTTAAATACAAAAAATATAAATATAGTCTGTAGAGATACAGAATATCCTTACGCTTATTCTGAAATACAATGGGAAGCGAATTCCGACAACACGGCTGTAGTAAGGTTTTCAGCTGCTCCAGGAGTTTTATCTAAAAGAATAACAGTATTTAGCTCAATAGGCTCAAAGTATGATCTTGGTAATTTATCTGAATTAAATGATATTACATTAACTAGCATACAAAATAACGAAACATTAGTTTATAATGGTTCTTCTTGGGTCAACAGGCAGAGAATAAGCACCGTTATACCATCGAGCATTTATGGCCAAGCAGGGGATAAAAAGGGAGACATATCTATCGATGCTACCCACCTGTATATATGCTATAGTGATTATATAAACAATAGCACACGTGTGTGGAGAAGAGTGCAATTAGATTCTTCTTGGTAGTTGCTATTCTACTTTAAAGGTTTTGCATGTACCAGTTGAGCGTTTTAGATTATGTTTTTTTGCTACAACAACACAAGAATAGTCTATGGATAAATACATTTACGCTCATGGAAAATAAAGGCAAAGAGTGTCTGATTCCATATATAAAAAAAAATATAGAAAGAAACATCTCTAATTCCATAATTCATTCTCACAAGCTAGTAAAAGGTTTTTCGCAAAAAGAATATCCATATTTAACAAAAGACGAAAACTTAGATATAGATAATCATATTAGTTCTTATAATTTAGATGGATTATTAACAGAAAAAGAAAAAAAAGATCTTTTAAAAACAATATATAATAAAAAATTTAATACAAAAATTCCACTTTGGGAAGTAGTTTTAATATATAATTTTGATGAACATGGAAACACTGCTTTAATAAGAAGGATTCCGCACGCCATAGCAGATGGTGAAGCGAATGCTGCGGCATTTAATATGTTTTTTGATGAGTGCACGCTTCCTTATGTGAAGTTAAGATATAACAAAATAAATTTATTTAATTGTAAGTTATCAAATATGCAAAAACTTATAAAGTACTATTGGTTTTTTGTGTTTGGGTTTTTATTAAAAACAAATGATGTTAATAACATCATAAATAAAAGCGACGATGTACAACAAAGCGAATGGATTGACCCAAAAGATACAAAAAAAAGTTATACAAAAATAGAGTTTCAGTATAGTAAAGTTGAAGAAACGATAAAAAAACTAGGGGTTTCTTTTACTGACTTTTGCGCTTATGTAACATCTACTGGTTATATAAATTATCAACTTTCTAAAAATAAAACAATAAACAAAAAAATATATGGTTCAATTCCTATTAGCTATAGAAAAAGAAAAAGCAAAAAACCATTGCATGGAACGCAAGCTGTTGGAGTTATCTTTGATTTAAACTCAGAAGAACTAGATAACATAACAAGATTATATAAAATTAAAGATTCAATAAAACAAAATCTTATTTTAATAAAAAAATCTCCTATACTTTATTATCACAAAGCTTTTTTAAACTATCCTTTTAAACACAAGATACATAAATCAATAGCAATGCTGTATAACACAGATTGGAATAATCGTAAAAAGATACCTTTATACAATAAAGAAGGGTTTTCTGTTGCTACTTCTGTTTCTGTAAAAAAACTTACTTTTTCACATTTTGACTATTCTATAAATAATAATAATATTATAGAAACTAACACTTTTCCAACTATAGTCCATTCAGATACAAGTATAGGATTTAATACGATGTTTAGGGTAGATAAAGAAAAGTTAATACTTTCCGTATGTTCGGTTGATGGCATAATACAAGACAGTGAGATCTTACTGGGTATGCTTGAAAAAGCCGTTTATGATTTAGTTAATTAAGAAAAGATATGGTATAATAAAAATTATGGAAAATGATAAGATAGAAATTACAAAAGAAGAAATACAGTCTTGGAATGTGTTCTTTGCGATCCCATGCTATAACTCCGTAGTTACGGAACCATTTTTTACTTCATTTTTGAAAACTAGTATATATTTAAATTCTATAGGCCTAAACTGGACATTATGCACCATAGCTGATTCTTTAATAAATAGAGCAAGAAATAATTTAATAGCTAAATTTTTGGGCAATAAAGAATGTACCCACATAATGTTTATTGATTCAGATATTCAATTTGATCACGAATCAATCGTTAAGCTTCTTTGGCATGACAAGGAAATTATAACAGGTTCATATCCAATTAAAGAAATAGATTGGAAAAAAGTTAAAGAATTATCGGTAGAAGATGTTGCACATGAAGATTTGTTATCTAAGTCAACAAAACACGTTGTTCATTTAGCAAAGGAAAATCAAACTACTGTCAATGTAGAAAAAGGTGCGATAGAAGTTTTCGAAGCCGGAACTGGTTTTATGTTGATAAAGCGTGAAGCTTTGGAAAAAATGATGGAACAGTATGGGGAATACAAGTATCTAGACGACACCGGTGCCCTTAGTCCAGACGAAATAGACTATGGCTACGCTTTTTTCAATTCGTACGTAGATGAAACTGGAAGATTTCTTTCGGAAGATTATGGGTTTTGTAGATATTGGCAAAATATAGGTGGAAAGATATGGTTGGACCCATCTATAAATCTTTCCCATTTTGGGACTATGAAGTTCACTTCTAGTATTCAAGATTATATTAACTCTACATTGCAATTTAATCCTTAGAACACAATAGTTTTTTAGTATGAGCATTACTATATCTAAGGTTAACCAATTTAGCGATATTTAGCATAGGAGCAAAATGGCTCGTTTAAGGATAGAAACTGCCCCACAAATCACCGTATATGACGAGTCTGCTATTTTTCAGGCAGCTTCTGGGGCAACAGCTAATTTAGTAGAATTTAAAAATTCATCCAATACAGTAGTTGCCTCTGTTAGCGTGGAAGGCAATACCGTTATTGCAGGAAACCTTGCCCTCACCGGAAACCTCACCGTAACAGGGACAACAATTGCTTCAGCTAATGCAAATACTTTAACTGGAACAACACTTAAGTCTACGGTCTTAAATTCAAGCCTTACATCTGTTGGCACTTTATCTTCTCTTGCGGTTTCTGGATCAGCAACCATATCGGCAAACGTGACCGCAAACAACGCTAGCATTACAAATAACCTAAGTGTTGGCGGTAACCTTTCTGTCACTGGAAATATAATAACTGTTAACACCACTACGTTAATGGTGGAAGATAACAAGATAGTCATTAACTCAACAGCATCGGGTGTCCCATCTGAAAACGGTGTTATAGAAGTGGAAAGAGGGTCTAGCGATAATGTTTCTATTAGATGGAACGAAACAACAGACGCTTGGCAGCTTACAAATGATGGGACAACCTTTGCGGATGTACAGGCTTCAGTAACTGCTGGAGCAGGTCTTTCTAGAACTGCTAATACTATAAATGTTGTTTCAGCTAACTCTTCAAGGATAAATGTAGGCGCAGGAAACATAGACCTAGCTACGGTCACTCAAACAAACACGACGGGTTCAGCAGGTGTGTCTTTTGTCCAGTCGCATTCAGTAGACGCCTATGGAAGAATAGATGGCACAGTAACCGCATCGATTAGAGATGCTGACACCACAGTAAAAGGAATTGCGCTCTTCAGTGCTGGTGATTTTAGTGTTAGTTCTGGCGAAGTAACAATAAAGAATTCTGGCGTAGACAATGCCCAACTAGCTAATTCTTCTTTCACGATTAATGGTACGAGTATAAACCTAGGAGAGACAAGCACTATTACGGCAAATGCTGCTACATTAACTGGCACGATGTTGCCAGTAACCGTGGTTGGATCTTCCCTTACTTCTGTTGGTACTTTAACCACTGGAGTTTGGAATGGATCACCAATCGGGATTGCTTATGGTGGAACCGGCCAAGCAACTGCTCCTTTGGCTTTAACTGCTCTCTTGCCAACTCAAACATCAAACTCTGGCAAGTATCTTAAGACTTCCGGTACAGAAGCTTCTTGGGGTGCTTTAACTGTTTCAGATATTTCAGAGATTACTGCATCAGCTGCAGAATTAAATATTTTAGATGGTGCGACTCTTTCTACTTCTGAGTTAAATTACGTAGACGGAGTAACAAGCTCAATACAAACTCAGCTAGATGCTAAACTAGCTACGGCAACCGCAAGCTCTACATACGAAACTATCACAAACGTAAACCTTAAAGCCGATATAGCATCGCCAACTTTTACAGGCGTTCCATCAGCACCCACTGCAAATACTGCAACAAATACAACTCAAGTTGCAACAACAGCTTTTGTTAAGAGCGTCATTAGTGATTTAGTCGGAACAGCGGCAGCTAACCTTGACACTCTTGGGGAAATATCTGATGCATTGAACGATGACGCAAACTATGCTGCTACAATAGTTACTGCCTTAGCCCTAAAAGCCCCATTGGCTAACCCAACATTTACTGGGACTGTTGCTGGAATAACAAAGGCAATGGTTAACTTAACATCGGTAGACGATACAAGCGATGCTAACAAGCCCGTATCTACAGCTCAGCAAGCTGCTCTTGATCTTAAAGCAAACCTTGCTAACCCTAGTCTTACCGGTGTACCAACAGCACCAACCGCTGCTTCAACAACAAACACAGTTCAAATTGCTACTACGGAATTTGTTCAGCAAGAGATAACAGCGCTCGTTGGTGGGGCACCTGGTGCTCTTAATACGCTTAATGAATTAGCAACAGCTTTAGGAAATAACGCCTCATTTTCCACAACCGTAACAAGCAGCATTGCCCTTAAGGCTCCGATTGATGCTCCAACTTTTACTGGCACTGTTACGATACCTGCTGGAGCGTTAATCTCTGGTTACGCAACGCTTGCTAATCCAACATTTACTGGCACAGTTGTTGGTATTACAAAGTCGATGGTTGGTTTAGGTAACGTTGACAATACAGCAGACGCAGCAAAACCAGTTTCCGCAGATCAGCAAGCTGCCCTTAATCTTAAGGCTGATATAGCATCTCCAACATTTACTGGAGTTGTCACGATACCCGCTAATGCAGTTATTTCAGGCTATGCCACTACAATGAGCCCTGCTCTTTCTGGTACTCCTACTGCACCTACTGCAGCAGTAGCAACCAATACTACTCAAATTGCTACTACAGAATTTGTTCGTGGGGAGGTTGCAGCACTTGTAAATAGTGCTGGTGCAACATTGGATACTCTTGGCGAAATTGCTACTGCACTTGGAAACGATGCTAACCTTTCTGCAACCCTTACAGCCAGTATTGGACTTAAAGCTAACACAGCTTCACCAACATTTACTGGTAATGTTACTATTCCCGCTGGAGCAAACATTTCTGGTTACGTAACGCTTACTGGTTCGGAAACATTAACAAACAAGACATTTACAAGCCCAGTAACAAACAGCCCTACTCTAACTTTGGCAACATCATCTTCTACAACAGATGCCAGAATTTCTTGGGATACTACAAACAAAAAGCTGCAAGTTGGCGATGGAACAAAAACAGTAGACTTTGTTGCTTCCCACATCGTAACTAATGCCCAAGTAGCTAGCTATACGTTAGTGCTTTCAGACAAAGACAAAATGGTTGAAATATCAAATGCTTCGGCAAACACTTTGACTGTTCCGCCGAATTCATCTGTAGCGTTCCCAGTTGGAAGTCAAATTAGAATTCTTCAAACAAACTCTGGGCAATGTACAATTACAGCAGGAGCTGGTGTCACAGTCAACGGAACTCCAGGCTTGAAGTTGCGTGCACAGTGGTCGTCTGCTACTCTTGTAAAGAGAGCAACAGACACATGGGTTCTAATAGGAGACTTGGCAGCATAATATGAGCGTAACAGGTGACGAATCAGGAGTTAGAAAAGCTATAGTCCCTACCGTAACTGGACGGAAAAGATAGCACCGCTAATACGGCCATCACAACCGCTGGTTTTCGCGTTGGCACAATCACCAACGTTTCTACTGCTGTGTCAGGAGAGTTAGGTGACGTAACAGCCCAAGTTCAAACTGCAGGTGTTTTAATAACTTTGGACACCCCAATAGATTACACTAGAAAAAGCCCATTCTTTCCTCCTTATTTCCCGCCATATTTCCCACCATATTTCCCACCGTATTTCCCACCGTATTTCCCACCATTCTTCCCGCCATTTTTCCCACCTTATTTCCCACCATTCTTCCCACCATTTTTCCCGCCATTCTTCCCGCCATTCTTCCCACCATTCTTCCCACCGTTTTTCCCACCGTTCTTCCCGCCGTTCTTCCCACCGTTCTTTAAGTAAATACGGCAAATAGGAAAACCCACCCCATAAAAAGAGTGGGCTATTCTAGTTAGAATAGAAACTTGTTTATACTAATTTAGTAATAGTATAAAAAGATGGTGTAGTAAATCTCTCACCAGAAGTAACCATTCTTACACCGTGAAGGTAGTTGATATCTCCAGGATGAGCAACAGCTAAGCCAGGCTCAGGTTTTACTTCTATATCGTGTTGAGGGTAGTAAAGTTCCCCGCCCTCAAAATTGTCGTTATAATATATTAAAGAATTTAAATCGTAGTTAGGGAAAGGATTAGGGGATCCATCATTTAGCTGCTTGTCGGCATGCGGTCTTTGTTCTAGTCCTGGAAACCATCTTATTATTACTGGTGGTCTAGTCGATAACTTTACATTAAAGGTATCTTCTAAAAAGTATTTCATTTTAAGAATATATTTATCAACTATGTTATATATTTCTAGGTTAATTCTAGACAATATTTCCCCGCTACACTGCCTATTAGACCAATAAGAAGCATCGTAGGTACAGGTACCATCTTCTGAATAAATGTTTTCGCCGGCATCCATCCATTCGTTAATTGTTGGAACAAATTTTTCGATTTTTTTTAGATCATCAAGTTCAACAAAATTCTTAATAATTTTTATATTATCAATAGAGCTACCAAAATGGCCTGGTTCAATTAATGATTTTTCATCGTTAGGGTTCATAGTCTTCCTTCTTGGTAAGAATGGTGTTGTTTGTTGTGCATGTCCTATGGTATAGTGTATCATCTAGAACTAACCCCTATCCATAAGAAGGAGAAATTTATGGAATACTTTCATGTTGGCGATCCAAAGCTTGGGTTTCATTTATACAAGAACGCTATATCAAAAGATTTGAGAACATCTGAAAGACTAGAAGAGACTATAGGTGACAGCACTGATCAACTCTTTAAATGGTCAGAAGCAATGGTTGGCTATAACACAAAGATGCCAGAGTATAGAGATTGCGTTGATTTAAAGATCAGTCCAGCTCATTGGCCATATTTAACTGAACAGTTCAAAGAAGTTAAAGCAGTGTACGACGACATAAACAACTGCCTAACACCTTGCTTGAACCATTACGAATCTCGATATAATTTTAAAATGGAATTTATGGAAGCTATAAATTTTGTTAGATATCAGCCTGGTCAGCACTTTTCTGTACATAGCGACCATGGATTTTCCTATAGTTGTACGCTGTCTTCTGTTATGTACTTGAACGATGATTACGAGGGAGGGGAGCTATGGTTCCCTTACTTGGATATAAAGTTTAAGCCAGAGTATGGAGACATAGTCTTATTTCCTTCGACTTATATTTTCGCGCATGCATCCCTTAAAGTTACAAGCGGAGTAAAGTACGCTGCTGTAACAATGTTTGACTACAATGATGTTAATCATAAAAATACTTCCTATGGCTCAAATGCACCTGAACAAAAAAGTATTGATACTAAAGATACAGTAATTGCCAAAGGATCAAATGATCCAATCCTAAAGGGAATAACAAAATGACAATAGTTACTTTAACAAAAACCCATCAAAGCCCACCAGTGATAAAGCAGTCTCAAATTAGAAGAGACTGGATGGACGAAACCTATAAGAAGCACGCCTACCAGTGCATGCCTATGACTGTCGCTAATGTGTATGGCTGGGAGCTTCAAATGGAGGAAGACCTAGTGGTCCAGTGGGATGGTGGGAATACTCCGCCAACAATATTATCTGGGCAAACTACGTCGTCTGGTAGAGAACAAGCCAACGCATCAATCATAGGCATGGTTTCTATTAATATGGGCTGGGCAATAAACACTGAGCCAGGTTACTCTCTGTGGATGTCCGGATCCCCTAACTACTTTTTAGATGGGGCTTCTGCTTTGACTGCAACCATCCCTAGTTCATGGTGGCCAGATGAATCTCAAATGAATTGGAAGATTACAAAAATAGGTGAACCAGTAACTTTTCCAGCCGGGTCACCATTCTGTTTTTTTAATATATACGATAATACACTGCTCGAATCAGTAGAGTTTAAAGTAGAAAATCTATGGGACAAACACCAGTTGATGAACGATAGAGCAGAATATGGGGAAATGAAAATGAAGAATAATACAGAGAACCCATGGACTTGGACAAAGGGGATTAAGACAGGCTTGGATGCAAAAGGCAATAGTATTGGCCCATCATTTGCAGGCTTACCATCTTTTAATGAACCTGAATAGGTTGTGATCACCTGGAAACCCTTTACTATAGTGCAGGGCGAGATACTGCCGACTAAGCTTTAGGAGCATAATGTTTTTTACTATTGAAAAAATTGAAAAACTTAATTTAGCAAAAATTACTTTAGAGGAAACAGAAGAAAAGCTTCAAACTGTACTTTTAAGAGAACCAATATTGCTAAAAGATTTTACGATAGAATCTTTTATACCAGAAACAGATTTTAAATTTTTCGAAGATAGGTTTTTTAACGAAGAAACTAAAGCTTGGGAAGAAGTAAATGGAGTTATGTCTTCAGAAAAAAAGCACTTAAATCCCTTAGTCGAACTTCACGCTCGAGTCGATTTTTTAGTTACTTCCATAAAACAGTGCAAGAAAAAAATAAAGGAGTTAGGACATAATGTTTAATTTATCAGAAGAACAAAGAGCAAAAGCAAAAGCAAACAGCATTAAGGCTAAAGAAACAGTGTTATATAAGCTTTTGCTGGATTTAGGCATAGACCCAGATTCTATCCCGGTAGATGGTAATATACCAGTCCCTAGCGAAGCAGATGCGGCTTATCCTTTAAGTTTGGGTGCATTAAAATATGCTCCTTCAATTGTAGCTTATAATTTGATAGAAGAAATTAAGTCCTTAAGGCAGGGTAACTAAATGGCAAGACTACAAATACCACAGTCAAAGATAAATACTTTACAGATGCAAGCTGAAAAGAACAATACATTTATTGAATCTATGATTAATTTGTCTAACGAGGAAGTTATTGCTATAACGCAAAGCTCTATAGACGAGCACTTAAATTCAACTGACCACGATCATTCGTGCGTATTATGCCATAATATTCTTGTCGGAAGTGAATTGTTCACTTCGGTAGAAAACGGAGCTTAATCATGAAGTATAATAAAGAGCAACACGAAGCTAAAATAATCGAAAACCTGTTTTCTCTTTTCTTAATTTTAGGGATTGAAGAAAATAGACTAGACACAGTTACTCCAGAAGAGCTCTTAGCAGCCGTGGAAGAAACTTATCCATTACTAGCTGGGTCAGACAGAAACGCAACTAGTACAATAACTAAAGAGCGCAAAAGAATGATAAAAGCATGTCAAGAAAACTTGTATTATTATAAGTTAATAAAGAAAAGAGTATAACAATGGCCCAAAGACTAAACCTTTTTACTAGCATGCTTAAAGCTGTTAATTACAGCAATACTCATTATGATGAGATTATTTCAGAGCAAGACCTTATTAGTATGGCTTCCTCTGTATACTCTAACGAAATTGGGTTAGAGGCAGATAGATCAGTAGAGTCAATTGGGGTTTTCCCAAATAGCCTGTATACTTACGAGCAAGTAAGTAATGGCCATACTGATATTATGGCAGCTATTCGCTTAGTTGCTCTTCAGTTAGAGATGGTACTGAAATTGGCAAAACCAACTGGAGTTCTATTTTTTAAATCAGCATTTATGGCAGCCCCCCACAACTACCTAAACAGCCTACTCTCATGCCCCGTTTATGTTCCAGTTGATGAAGATCTTTATAGGTCAGAAAATAATTGGCTTAATGGCCCAACACCTTTAAGTACAGTGAGTAGCTCAGATATAGAACAGGGAATAATTCCTGCAGACGTAAATGTGGTAGTATTTTATAGCACAGCTTTAGTATCCAGCATTGATACAGATATAGTCACTAACGTCTTTGATTCTTTGCCATCTGGTGGTATAATGATTTTTATGGAAAATAACAATTTTCAAACTACATATGTAGCGCCTGAAGTAGACTTATACCATGATTTAGCTGAATTAATTAAATCTATAAATAACTCTAAATCATATCACATACCCACCGGAACAGGCTTTACCGTATTAATTAAGGACTAGATAAATGGCTGGGGTTTTAATAGTAGATGTTAAATCCACCTATGAAAATGCGTGTATCTTTTCTGCAGTCTGGTCAAGTGTTTGGCCACAAATAGCAGCTGACGCTGGTTATTCTACAGAGCAAATAGTACGTAGATTAAAGCATAGAGACATAGAATGGTGGATGAAAGCCATACAACACATGCCTGTGGCTTTTTATGCAAAAAATGAAAATGGTAATACTGGGATATTTTATCTTATGTATGATGTTGATTTTCTTGCTATAGACAATATAGACGTCAGCGAACAAGAAAAATCAAAAGAGGGCGCAATCCCAGCTATTTATATGTTTTGCGAAAATTCAACTTGGGGTACAGATCTTACTAGAGAGATGACTAAAAATTACGCAAGTAAAAGCCTTAAGGCTGGTTATAAAAAATCTGGTGGTTGGATACTAAAGTCAAATAAAAGATCATTATCTACTGTTTCTAAATTTAGTAAAAACGGATATTGGGTTAAACATTCAGATACACTAAGCCCAATTTGGGATAAAGAAATAGGTTTTGAATATTGGATTTTTGATAATGAAAAATATTCAGAAAGATTTAAAAACTAAAGTGATTGTATTAGATAATTTTTTAAATAAAGACCTATATTCAAAGATGCTAGAAGATCCTAACTTCTACCCTGAATCAATGGGTGGTGGAGATCAAATAGCCACAGAGCTCAACAGCTATCACTATGAACAAGCAAGCTGTTATGCGCCGTACATGTTTTGGGATGGCTGGTGGAATAGCCCAGCTAATACATTAAAAAAACAGATAATACAAAGTATATGGGGTAGCCGTTTAGAGCATCAGCATGACGATATACTTGGTTTTGAATACTGGACCAGAACTTATAGAGCTGGGCAATTCCTTGCAACACACGTGGATGAAGATACTTTCCTCTATGCTAGAGATAAGGTATTTACCGGCCCAGTAAATGGTGCAATATTATACGGCTGCGACAATATAGATGGTGGATTTTTGGAAATCCATAGACATACTTTAATCGATGGATCACATCAAGCTTTAGAAAAAGATAACATTAAAATATCACCAATAGAAGAAAGAGAAAGAATAGCCTACAAAGGTAATAGATTAGTGATACTAGATGCCGGCCACGTTATCCACGGAACAACCCCAGCAAATTCTGGTATTAGACAAGTGATGGTTATAAACGTTTGGCATAAAGATAACCCACCTTTAGCTTTGTCTCTTGGAGAGTTTTACTTTGAGTGAATCTATTTATTTAGATAAAAAAATAATAAAAGCCCAAAACTCAATTGTTATAATTGATGATTACATAAAAGATCAACAACTGCTGCTTGACATAGAAAATGATGATTCTTTTTTCCCAAAGGATATGGGATCAGAAAAGCGACAGTTAAAAACAGGTAATATATATCACTCTGAAAACGCTGATATATTTTCTCCATGGATGTTTTGGGACGGCTGGTGGAATAGTCCAGCTGATACTGTAAAAAAACGTTTGATTCAGGCAATATGGGAAGACAATTTGCCCTGTGATACAAGTGAACTTTGCGGGTTTGAGTATTGGACTAGAAAATATTCGCCCGGACAATACCTTCCATTGCATCTGGACGAGGACACATTCTTATATGAAGATGAAGGCAAATTTCGCTGCCCAATGTTAGGTGCGGTTTACTATGCCCATATGCCAATAAGAGAAGATCAAAAGCCTGGCTATCTTGAGATGCACCCTGGCAGACTATCTATTGATAGAGATAGGGTATTTAGAAATAAGCCATCTGAAGATAAAGATTTTGAATCATTAAAAGATTTTTATCTAAAAAATCAACAACCAAAACACAAAAGAGATATTATAACCTATAGGCCAAATAGATTAATTTTATTTGATGCCGGAATGCTACTGCATGGTACAACACCTAGTGGGGAAAATAGCGAAAGATACATAGTAGGCATTAACGTTTGGCATAAGCTTGAGCCGCCTACCGGCTACGAGGACAAAACATTTTATTTTGAGTAGATATTATTTTTGCCGTTGTTTGTGTTATAATTGGTGAAATAGTATTTTGGCAAAAAGGATTTTATGATTGGCAAATGGACTTTAGTAGTAAAAACCCCTTTTGGGGAAGAAAAATACAACCTTGCGATAGAGGCTGTTTCCCCATTCTTATTAGGGAAAATTTGGACGGACATGGGTTCAGCAAGTTTTGAAAATGGTAAATACGACAACGGAAATCTAGAAATAGATTTTAGCGTGGATACTCCGCAAAAAGCGCAAATTGCCATAAGAGGAATGCACACGGAAAATGTCATTACAGGAACTATAAAAGTTGATGAATACCCAACACTAGATTTTAAGGCAGAGTATAATAATGTCAATATATAATATACCAATTAGATCGATAGACGGAGAAGAGAATGCGCTTCTACCATACGAAGGCAAGGTAACCTTAATGGTTAATGTCTCTAGTAAGGCTGGGTATGACCCAAAGTGTTCAAAATTTTGGTCTTATGCAAGAACATGTAGACAATTTTGGCAGCTACAAAAAGTTCATGATGAATTTAAAGATAGGGGTTTTTCTGTTCTAGCATTCCCTTGTAATCAATTTGCTGCCACAGAGCCTGGGACTAACGAAGAGATAAGCGCCTTTATAAAAGAGCATTATCCATTTGTCACTTTCCCATTCTTTGAAAAGGTAGATGTAAATGGCAAGAATGAACATCCTCTTTTTTCAGCCTTAAAAGGTAATGAAAAAAGAAACTACTCTGATACCGCTGCAGACCAATCAGACGCAGCCCAGAAGGGGCAGAACCTAGCTGGACAAGCTATAGCTAGAATCCCTCATGGATATGAAAAGTTTATAGTTAGCGGTGATGGTAGAATGATATCTCGTTTCAACTGGCAAGATATGCCACTAGATGAAATACCAAGAGTGATGGGTGCTGGCTGGACAATAAGAGAAGCATTGGATGAGATTTTAGGATGAGTTACGATTCTTCTATCCCAGAAAAAGGAAAAAAGATAAGCGACACAGCTTATCCGGTATCTCCAAAAATAACAGACGTTGAAATAAAAGAGATTGCCGATTTAGAGATAGAGATCCTTGGGCCAGGTATTATGGTTGCACGCAACGCATTTGACCCAAGACAAGGTCTCATCTTGCCACATATTGATTCTAGAGCAGAGGCAGCACACGCCAATAGATGGACTTGGATAGAAGACGAAAATGGAAATAAGTTTGGTATTAACGAAGACGGTTTTCGATATAGACCAGAAGACGTTCCTAATACTCCAGTAAGAATTCTTGACCCAGTAAACTCAGAAACTGAAAGTGATATAAAAGATTATTTTGTTTACTTAGAAGAACAAATATATAAAGCTTTAATAAAATACATAGATCAATATCCGCTAATGGTTGGAAGCATTTGGTGGAAGACTAGAGGACACGTATTAAGATACGGAGATGGTGGGATACTTGGCTGTCACGCTGACAATGATACTAACTATAAAGTCACTAAAGGAGTTAGGTATATGCCAAGAGGCATGGTTGCGTCAAGACAAACATGTGGCGCGTTGCTATACCTAAATGACTGTGTCTCTTCAGAAGAAGAATTAGATGGCAAAAACTTTACTGGTGGTAACCTTGCTTTTGTACACTTAGGTGTATCTTATGAACCAAAAAAGGGCGACATTATTTTCTTTCCAACAAACTATCTTGCAGCTCATCAAGTTAGCAAAATGGGTAAAGGTGTTAGGTATTCTTATTTAACATTTTTTGGCCAAGGAGCTAGTGATCTAACTGCAAACGTTGTGATATCCGAACCAGATCAAAGCTTTGAATGGTGTCCACCGGTTTGGTTTAATGATATATACGATGACTATGAAAAGTATTGTAAATCAGAATATTCTATTTGGGAAAACGCAGAAAAAAATAATGTAGAATTAGGTTGGAACCCAGTTTATCAAGGAAGAGAAGTTGCGCAATATAACACTACCCATGATACAGTAGAAGTTGCTCCCCAACAATCTGAACCAAATAACCAACAAAATGAAGCTCTTTTAGAGGGCCCTTGTGGAACAGACGCACAAAAGATAATATAAAATGAGCGCTAAACCAGCTATACAGCAACTTGGCAATCGGAATAGTTTTATTTAAAAAAGCTATCAACGTTGACCAAGAGCTAATAATACCTTATTTAGCTTCCTTAAAACAGGAAGCAATTAAAAAGGATTACACTATAATCTATGACGAAGACAACAACGCAACACATGCTGTCAATAGGTCTGGACATAGATACGCCTTAGAAGACATAGAATCATCTTGTAGCCATATAATGGAATTTGCTACGCCAAATGTAGACTCTAAATATATTAACTTCTTTCAGCAATGTGAAGATTCGATATACCAAAGCTTGTTAAGATATATTGAAATTTTTCCAATGATACTACCTTGTCTATGGTGGAGAACGCAAGGTCATATAGTGGCGTATGGTTCAGGAAGTTCATTCGGTCTTCATTGCGATAACGACGTAAATTATAAACCAGGATTTGTGCCTGACCAGCAGCTAGCGATTAGAAATGTTTGCGGCGCTATTATTTATTTTAATGACTCAGTTGAGTCAAATCCGGATATAACTAAATATGAATACTCTGGTGGAGATATAGTTTTCCCTTACGCAAAAGTTAGATACTCGCCTAAAGCTGGTGATATAATAATGTTCCCTTCAAACTACTTAGCAACACATGAGGTTGAACCATGCATAGAAGGTTCAAGATATGGCTACGTAGGATACTTTGCCCAAGGTTCGTCCGACATAGATAGAGGTATTAACATAAGAGATAAGAGTGATATAATAGACAGTGGTCAGGTTTGGATACCTGAATTATTTAATGACTATATATCTTATCTTGATAGTAAATACAAAGGTTCCGAAGAAGATAACTCAGAGCTATATAGGCCAACTAACCGAATCAATACAAGCGACAAAACAACACAAGAAGTAGACAAAGCAAAGGTTCAATAATGATAAATAATAATGTAGAAGCAGTAAATCTTACTAATGGTGTGATCCTTTTCCCTAATGCTATAGATATCGACTGGGATTGGGCTATCCAAACTACTGCTTCCTTGGTTGAATCAGAGTGGTCTGACATGTATGTCCCAGGTATTGATCCAGAAACAAATGAAGAAATTTTTGTTAACAAGAGTGGCTACTTTTATGGTAAAGATAGTATAAACTTAATGCCAAGAAGAGCATCTGCTGCTCACTACAATAAAGATCCAGAAATTATGCAATGGCTTAAATTTATGGAAGAGACTAAAGACAAGTATTTGTTAAAGTACTTAGAGATATTTCCATTAGCATATAAGTGCGTTTGGTGGAAAGTAAAGGGACATTTCCTTGAATACAACAAGGATGTTTACCTTGGCTCCCATTCCGACATCAGTGCTGATTATATATATGGGATACTAGAGCCTACTGATCAACTTGCTTTGAGAAATGTAATAACAAATTTAATCTATCTAAATGATAGCGTTGATTCTGTGGATGAGTTAAATGATTCCAATTTTGTTGGCGGTAGTCACTATTTTAATTATTTCGATATAGAATACAAGCCAAAAAGAGGAGACATACTCATGTTTCCATCTAACTATATGGCAGCTCATGAGGTAAGAAAAGTAACAGAAGGCAAAAGATATAGTTACCTTGGTTGGTATAGTCAAGGGACACCTAACCCAGCAGTACATGAAAGCGTTACTGATCCGATAAAGAATCCAGAGTCAGCGATCCATGATACTAATCTCTATATGCCAAATTTGGCAAGTGACTTTAAAGAGTATTTAATTTCGAAAGGCTACGATGAACATTCAGAACAACTTTCCATTACAAGATCAAGTTACTAATGGTATTCATAAAAATAAAAGAAAAAGATCATATATTGTAAACAAAATAATAAAAGCCAGAAATATATTTCGTATACAAAATATTATCCTTAAAATAAGAGTTTTTATATCTGTTTTTCAAAAACATGCACCAGATGCAGGCCATTGGAATTATGTTATAGCTAAAAATAAATGGATAGAAAATGTAAATATTGCAGAAGTATTAAAACCTAAATATACCCTAAGAAGAGAAGACTCTAATAGCAAGCAAATATTCCATATAGATAGTTTTCCAAGACAAGGTAATACATCTTTAAGAGCAATCTTTCTTGAAGTATTTCCCACGCTAGCAATGCCAGACCCAATGGTGCATGTAGTTTCTTTTACTGAAGAAAAGATTAAACAAGGAGAGATAGTAGTTAGTACCTTAAGAGACCCTCACGACACTCTTTCTTCTTTTATAAGTAGATCTATTTCTGATAATCAAATTAATAAAATAACTTTTGACAATAAAAACAAAATAAAAAAAGCAAACATAAAGAGCGCAATTAAATTTTATAACAGATACTTTGAATTTAATATAAAAAATTATGATAAAATTTATTTTATAAACTTTCAACAAGTTTTAGATATGTACAAAGACTACTTGTCTGGTAACGAAAAGAATAATTATATATTAAAGTATTTTTCTAAAAAATACAATTTACCTTTTGCAACGATTGAAAAAACACATCCAAGAGTTCAGAATATTAACTATAGAACTACAGTGAATCAAGACGTCAAAACCTACTTAACCACTAACGAATTTTATTTAAAAAAAATTAAGAAATCTTACAAATTATTTGATAAACTAACAAATATGATAAATGCGGATCAAAAAGGAATTTACGAAAATGGAATATAAAGATCACAAGCATGGTGTTGTCGTTTTTGATAATGCGCTAGACGTTGACAATTCTTTTATAAAAGAGTACATAAATTGGTTAAGAGAAAACGATGAATCAGTTTTCCAAAAAGTCACAACAGAAGAAGGAAGTCATGCTGTCAATAGATCAGGATTTAAATTTAATTTAAACTCTTTAGAAACGGCACCTGATAGATTTACCGATACTGTTGGTTCCCACTCCGGAAGAAAACCTAAACAAGAATATCAAGATTTTATTAGAGCATGTGCGGATGCAACCTACAAGTGCTTAGTACAGTATTGCTCCATATACACAGAAGCAGCAAGTACTATTTGGTGGAGAGGGCATGGCCATATAGCTGGCTATACAGAAGGAAAAATGATAGGCCCACACTGCGACAACAGAGTGCAGTTTGATTTTACAGAACTTCCTAAAGTAACAATGCCATTTCATAACGTAATAAGTGCAGCCTTATATTTGAATGACTGCGTAGATAATGAATCAGAAGTCGAAGATGGCAGCTTTAGCGGTGGTCATATAAAGTTTAAATATGCTGAGCTAGATTACGCTCCAAAGGCTGGGAGCGTTGTGTTGTACCCTTCTAATTATATAGGCACCCATGAAGTGACGCCAGTAACCGCAGGAGAAAGATATGCCTTTCTCCAATTCTTTGCTTATGGAGTTCCGACTAATCCAGATGGCTTAGTTAACGACGGTGGAAACCTAGACTGGCTTAAGGACTTAGAGTCTGATTCCAGAAAAATCATAGAAGCTAATAGACAGGGCTAATAATAATTTGAAATAGGGTTACTATAAAGGGTGTCTCGAATTGAAGGAATAATCTTATGTATAATATGGAGATTGCCTACAGCCAAAATAACGCGACCTATTCTGGCACGATTATTATATATGCCCCTTCATTAAATAACCCAATTATATTAAATAATATAAGTATACTTAATTCAGATCAATTGAATTTGTCAAACTATACAACAGTTGCAGTTTTGACTATAGATACTGCCCCAGATGGGATTATCACAGTCAGTGTGGTCGACGAAACAGTCAGTGCCCTTGTTGGAATAACTAGCTTTTCAAATTTGGGAGATGGTTTAATCGCAGTTTCTTAGTCTCTATCTGATTTATTGCGTGTTTTGTGTTACTATAATATTACAATTCTTTTAGTGAGGCTACAATGACACTAACTTCGATTATCATAAATGATAAAGTGCGTCTTAATGTAAAATTCGTAGATACTGACCCTTCAACCGGTCAGCAAGTTAACGTATCCCCAATTCAAGGTGGGGTAAGTTTAATAATAAAAGACCCGGATAATTTAGTAGTCCCTAACACAGTCCCTACAGCCCTTACTTCTTATGAGTATTACTTTGATTTTACCCCATCAAAAGCTGGGGGATATAACGTAACATTTGTCGGAATTTTGCAGGATGGTACATATATTACTGTCACCCAACAGATATATGTTAATAGCTCATCTACTGATTACAGACCAACAGTCACATTAGGTAGCGATGAAATCATAAGTTTTACCACCGTTATTGAACCGCTTTATCTTGACCCAGAAGAATTGTTATCTTTCTTTCCTGATGCTTCCTTGACTGAAGTAGGAGAGTTAATACATCATTACTCTACTGAGGTTAAAAAAATATTTTCAATAGAAGATTCAAATAAATTTCCAGATTTATCATTCACCGCAATAGAATATATTAAAGCATCTTCTGCTTGCGAGCTTAGTAGGACCTATGGGTTTGGTGGCGATGACGAGCTTTCCCTTAAGTTAGGGGATTTAAGCGTGACCAATAAGTCAATGCCAAGGGCATCAGTCAACAGAGGCAACGCTACAACTTGGTGTCAAATTGCAGCCTCATTAAGAAAAGAACTTTTAGCTTCTCAAGTTTCTATGAGAGGCGTGCAACCAAAGGGTCTTCCTAGCGGACTTGGGACTAAGACTTCTGGAAAACAAATAGACCCAGACACTGGTCTTGTTATTTACCTTTCAGACAGAGAACTCTACGGTCCCGGCAGAAAGGGTAGCGCAGTTGATGACCCGATGCCAAAGAGGGGCCTAAGAAGTCGTGACTGATTTAAGTAGAACTTTTAAGAACATACTAAGAAAATGGGGTCATGATGTTCTAATCCAAAGAAGATTAGACAATGACTTTAATTACTCTTCTACTTTTGAAAGAGTAACAACTAGGCATATGTATCCAGCAAACTCAGATCTTGTTAATCTTTTGAGGGAATCATCAGAAGGAACATCACCAGATGCCGTTGAAATGATATACTATTTTGAAACAAACATTAATCCAAGAACCGGTGATCGTATATACGAAAACATAGAGAACCATCCAGATGGACAAATGGTTTACTTGATCGATTACGCAGTGCCTATGCGTGGTAGGTTCGGAAAAATAGAATATTGGGTTGCTGGAGCAACTAGAGAAAAGCCGGTGTAATATGTCGTTATATACAAATGGTCAACAAGTTACTTTTAAGTTCTTGTTTAACCTCGACGCTGAGTTCTACGATCCAATTTTCATAGATGCTAATTGGGCCCAAAGGAATACTTCCGCTACACCATTCTATGGCTCTACTACTCGTGATATATTAATAAATGTTATAAGAGGAGAAAATGGCGGCGGAGGAATTGTCGATGGAACTTTCTCCTACAATGCTCAGTCTATAGTCCCTGACTATGGGGCACCCATCGCAACGCAATTTAATACAAGCCCTGATTTAAAAACTAAGTTACAATATAATTATATAACCAGAGAATCAAAAGGAATATATAATTTTGTATACACAATACCAGAGAAGCTTTTCCCAGGTAAGTACACAATTGTTTTAGAAGCAAAAATAGATGGCGTAAGAGAAGTTAGAGAATTATACTTCCAAGTAAGAGACGTAAATTCAAAAAAACCTATATACATAAAAAGCAAACAAATACAAGACAATATTGCGATTCTAACTACAGTAAGTAGCCATGATTTAAAAGTTGAAGAACTAATAACTATAACTGATGTAGACCCAGTTATAGATGGTATATACCAAGTACGTTCTATCCTAGCTTCCGACAAGTTTTCAGTGTACAAAGAAAGTGAAGACGTTGGCTTAACAAACCTTTCTTCAACAGGTCTTGTTCTTAGGGAAAAATCTAATACTCCAACTTTAGTAACTAGTCAAACAATCTTTTCCAATAGCACACAAGTCAATGCAATATATAAGACTCTAGTCCCAGGAAAAACAAACTCAGTTTTATTAGTTGGACACGCTGACTCAACCATGTTAGGCCTTAACGAAGTAAGAAGAATAAACTCCCTTCAAGAAGCAATAGATATAATGAGTGGTAATAAAAACTCTCCACTTCTTAGAGCCGTGTTTGACTGTCAGGCAGCAGGTTGTAGCGATATCTATATAATGATATCTGCTCCTATGTCTGAGTATATTGAAGATCAATCAATGGTAAACCAAAAGAGACCTGATTTAATATCTAGTTCTTCAACCCCAAGTTCTTTAACTTTTTACGAAAAGTACTATGAAAGATTAGAAAAAACATACCTCAATGCAAGAGAAATAGATTTTATAGATATGATAGTTCCAGTTGGGGTTTCTTTTGTAAGAAATAATGGAGTTAAATTTGTTAGACAGCTGGCAGATCATTGCGACCACGTTTATAGAAACACTTCGGCAATAAGAATAGGGATTATTGGTTCTAGATCGAAGGGCATGAACGAAGAAGATGTCAATACTATTTCAAGTGTTGATTTTTTAAAAAACATACTAAAAGACTCAAGTGGAAATTTAGCAGAAGAAATAGACATAGATGGTAATAACTTAGATATTGGAAGATATATCTTGCTATATTATGGAGAGGCAGTATTTAATTACCCTCAACTATCTTTTACTTACACCAACTCAATAGCTGCCGCAGTTGCTGGACAGTTATCTGAATGGCCTGTATACATGGGTTTAAATAGAAAAGTTTTAAAAGGTGCCTACTCTGCTTTCGGTATTCCTCTAAATGCAGCCCACGTAGCAAGATTGCATAGCAGTAAGGTAAATACTCTTGTAAAAAATAATAGATCTAGAAGAAATATACCATTTCAAATTCTTTTGTCTGATGATAAAACATTAGCAAAAGATGGTTCTAGTTTTGCAAATGCTCCGCAACTAAGATTGGCTGCGATGGTAATAAATGAAATTATACTAATAGCAGAATCAAATATAGGAAAATTTGCATACGATACAATACAAGAAAAAGTTAATGGAATGTTCCAAGTACTAAAGAGTACAACTCCATCTATTGTTAGAGACTATAGGTTTGAGATCTTTGCGGATAAAAAAGAAAAAGGGAAGATATATTTAGAGATTGATTTAATATCGTCACATGCTTTAAAGAGAATAAGTTTTAATATATTAACTGGACCAGGAGTTTAACGATGCCTCAGAATTCTTTTTCAATGCCTGGCTTAAACGAAAATGATGTCTTAACCAATAGATCATATAGTGGAGACCCACTTCAGGCGGCTGGTAATTTAAGCTATATTGAATTTATGGCTTTGGTAAAAGCTCTATGGGAAAATGCGTATCCTCAAATACCATTGGAGCCAGAAGATGGCGGGCAGTACGCAACCTATCCAATGATCACTTACACGTTAGAACTAAAGAGAACCCATACTTCGGAGCCAAAGCCAAGAACTAGGTTCATGCCAAAAGACGCTGATGAAATAATATACGGTCAAAGGTTCCAAAACGTTGTAGGCTTTAATGTTTACACTAGGGCTAACAAAGCAGACATACCAGACGATGAAAACCCTGGCTATAGTGGGGCAGATGCAGCCGACAGAATCATTGAGGTTTTTGAAGACTTCATGATGGAGCATACTCCAGTCTTTAAAAGACTAGGTGCTTCAGAGTTTGTTTACTCAAGAAGAATGGCTGACTCTAAGTCTTCTAGGAATTCAATAGACGTTTGCAAAAGAACAGTTACGTATATGTTGACTACTGAAAAACTTTGGGCTACAACCATATCTAGGATCGAAAAGATCATACTCGACATAAGGTCTTATATGGCCACCGAAATGTCAAATACCTTAAAATCTACTCCTGACTATACTGGTACAGAAGTTAATTTAATTGACCTATATCAATCTAGTACTCCATCTTATTAAAGGTAGTTTGTTTTTATAACTTGCTTGTTACTATACTCCATGAGTTAATTTTTAAATATCAATTTTGGAGGTTGAAGCTAAATGGCTATTCCAGGTGTAAAAACAATAATCAAAGATCGCTTTTATAGCATTTCTCGCTCGGACCTCCCGGTTGGACCTAGAGTAGTTGTAATAGCAAAAAGAAATAACGCTGCTGGGACTGGAAACGTTCCAGATTTAGACGCTGTCCAAGTGACAAACGAAGCAGACGCGATAACTGCTTTTGGTAATGGTTCAGATTTGCATCGTGCATTCATTGAATTAGTTGCATCAGGTGCAGAAAGAATCTATATGGTTCCACTGCCGTCAAACACTGTTTTTGTACCAGGTAGCTCATCAGTAGCTGCAGACATTACATCAAGCAGCGTAAGCGTATTCGATGCAGCTTTTGAGGCAGCAGAATCAGTTTTGCCAGATATCATTATCCCTTGGGGTCGTGGTGGTCACCCAACACAATGGGGTGCTACACCTTCTGAAGATACTGGTACTCTTGGCTTCTACGCAGATGACACAACAACTGTAACTAATTCTATGGCTACAAGAGTGGCTAGAAAATGTGCAGACATCTCGCAGAATTCACACCCTTGCTTTGCAGTTATGGGTATCAAGCCTTATCTTGGCGCAAGTGAAGTTATGACACCATCAGTTGTCAGCACCCACTTGGCTTTAACTAATCTTCCAAACAGAAACCAGGACATAGCTACAACTACTACTGACTCTGCTGGTAACATAGTATACGTTAGACTCGCTGAAGCAGGCAGACACCTGTTTGTTGTATCCGCTGAGCTTATTCCAACAGGATACGATTCAACATGGGGTTACTCAAATGGAGCAGCTTCATTGGCCGGTACATTAACAAGATTGGCTTCTTATACTTCACCATCTAACAAGGTGCTTTATAATATAACGACAATGAGATATAACCCATCAAGAGTTGCGCAAGCATCTATTGGTTCTAAGGGAATTAACTCTGTAGCGTTAAACTTTAACAGAGTTCCAATTTTTGCAGAAGGACTTTCTTTTGCAGCAGACACTTCAGACTACACTAGAATTTCTACTATGAGAATAATAAGCGAGTGCTCCTTGCTTGTTCGTCAAGTATGTCAGAAGTTCGTCGGAGAGGCTTCTACTATCCAAGTTAGAAACTCAATGGAAACTGCAGTCACATCAGCTCTACGAGGAATGATGCAATTAGGTGCCCTACTCGACGCAGATTTTGCGGTTTCGTATATTGCGAACGAGAATAAGGCGGTAATCGACCTTGTAGTAACACCAGCCTTCGAGCTAAAGAGCATCGAAGTGCGTTTATCAGTAAACTTAGCCTAACATAACCGATAAGAATCACGGAGGGTTCAAATGGCAGGAGAATATTACGACAGTCCAGTTAATAAGTATCTGAATACTTATACTACTTTTTCTGGAGCTGACATTGTAGCAACATTTGGTGGAATTGAAATAGGTGCGCTTTCGGGCATAACTTTTTCTGTCACCAGAGAAAAGGCACCAATTTATACCATGGGTTCACCAAACCCTAGATCTTTTTCTAGAGGAAAACGTGGTATCGCTGGATCATTAATCTTTACAGTTTTTGACAGACCAGCACTGTACACCATGCTTGATAAGCACCACAACACACCAGACGAGATGAAGTTCTTCACAAGAGCCCATAACACTCTTCCTGGAGACACTAACCACAGAAGGGGTATTGCAGAATTTACAGATCAGACAAGAGACGTAACAAGCAAGGTTCCATTCTACGCAGACCAAATACCACCTTTCGACATAACAATTACTTTTGTTAACGAATATGGTCAAGCAGCTGCAAGATCAATCTATGGTTGTGAACTTCTTAACGAAGGCTCTGGTGCATCGATGGACGATATAGTTATAGAAGAAACTATGACATATGTCGCTAGAGAACTTGGCCCTATGTACAAGATTGCGAATGACCAGTTATTCAGAATGAATTCGGAAAATCTTGGTGATATAATTTCAAGGGACGCAGTTAAGCAATCGAAGCTTAACCCTGATATCATTAGACCATAGCACTAACGCAACTTCTTAGTTGTTTAAGAATAGTTTGGGGCAAGTGTGGGGAGTACGCTCTCTACGCTTGCCCCTTTTCTTAAGGAGAAACAAAAATAATGCCGGAAGTATCAGTTTCCAATACTGGGTCATTTAGACCACTTGAGCAATACACCAGTGGTATAACTATACCATCTCAAATAGACATAGCTCAAATAAATAAAACAACAAGAGACAGTCTTTATGAAGATAGCGTTAAAAAATATAGAAGAGAAAAGAATCTTCCGGATCCATTCTCAAATATGTCCTTTGCTGGCGTGGATATATCAGCAACCATGGTCATACCAGATATGTCAGAAGATGGTAATTTAAATAACCAAGGCGATGTTATTGAATTAGCGGAACTGCAAACTATATCTTATTCTATGCACAGAGAGAATACGCCAGTTAGAACATTGGGTCATGTGAACCCAAGAGGTTTTGTAAAGGGACCTAGAACAATTGCTGGTTCATTAATCTTTACCGTGTTCAACGAGTATGCCTTCTATAGAATAAAGCAGTTCAAAAGAAAGCTATCTATGCTAGGCTATTCTCCTTTAGCGGACATGCTTCCACCTTTTGATATAGTATTAACGTTCTTTAACGAACATGGTTTGTATGGAAAAATGAAAATATTTGGTTTGACCATAATCGACGAAGGACAAACAATGTCTGTAGATGACCTTATCACAGAACAAACTTACACATACATGGCAAGAGGAATCCAGCCACTTGTCCATTACGATCCAGACGATAGCTTTACCTATCCTGACGAAATCGAAAAGAGAGTAAACTCTGCTATAATATCCCAAGGCTTCTTTGGAGATAAAGCAAGAGAATACCATAACGTTATCGACAAAACAATACCCTTAAGTTAGGAAACGACATGCCGGAAAATAACAGAGGTCCTTACAGGCCTTTTAGTGGTTATATACCAGATGGAGTAATATCTAGGAACGGCATAAAAAGAGGCTTCCCTTTTGCTGATAGTTCTTTTGATCCTTTAGATAAGGACATCGACTTAAAATGGGCAGGCACTTCCAGAGAAGATAAAAATTTTAGTAATTATTTTGATTATTATTTTTCTGGAGAAGATGTTAAGGTTTACATAGATGGCCTATTTGATCCAGGCGATGAGCTAGATATTTCTAGTATGACATTTTCTATCAAGCAAGAAAAGCAACCGCTCTATGGATTTTGGTCTTACAACTACGATGCTATAATGTACGGTGCTAGAATTGTAGCCGGCAATTTTGCAGTGTATTCTAGGTACCCAAGAAGAATGACTGATCTTTTAGAGAAGGCAGCAAAGGTTAGATCAGAAAGTGTTGGTAGAAAAGTATCATCCGATAAGGCAAACGTTATATCGGTTCTTTCTTCTTCTGGCGAAAGCGCAGAAGATGAAGCAAATATATTAAAATACTGGGCAAGAAGCCAGTTAGACAGAATTACATACGACCCAGCCAAAGTTGCCAACTCTCCATCAGACGACAAGCATATCTTTAGTGCTCATCCACCTTTTAACATAATAATTATATATGGTATTCAAGAGAACGGACTAGTCAACAAGGGTGCAACGCAAGCTCCAAACAATGCAAA